AGATCTTTAACACAGGATGGTGAATTAAATAGAGGAAAAATACCCGTACAAGAATTGGCTACTAATTCAGGACAAGCAAAGATTCAAAGTTTAATTCAAACATATAATTATTATTTACAAATGATAAGAGATGTCACCGGATTAAATGAAGCTAGAGATGGTAGTTTGCCAGATAGAGATACTTTAGTTGGTCTTCAAAAAATTGCAGCACAACAATCTAATATAGCTACTAAGCATGTTAATAATGCCAGTTTATGGTTAACCCTAAGAATCTGTGAAAATATTGCTAAGAAAATTGGTGATATGCTAGAATATCCATTAACGGCTAATGCATTAAAACAAAGTATTTCTACTTTTGACGCAGAAACCTTAAGAGAAATTGACCATTTATCCTTACATGATTTTGGTATATTTTTAGATTTAGAACCTGATGAAGAAGAAAAAGCTACATTAGAACAAAATATTCAAGTGGCTTTATCAGGAGGTGGTATCGATTTAGAAGATGCAATAGATATTAGACAGATACGTAATTTAAAATTGGCTAATCAATTATTAAAACAAAAACGTAAACAAAAACAACAACGCGACCAGCAAATACAAGAACGTCAGATTCAATTAACTGCGGCTGCAAATGCAGATGCAGCAGAAAAAGCAGCTGAAGTAGAATTACAAAAACAACAAGCATTAGCTGAAAAAGAATTACAAATTGAACAAGGTAAGTCTCAATTTGAAATTCAAAGAATGCAAACTGAAGCAGAAATTAAACGTCAATTAATGGCAGAGGAATTTAATTATCAATTGCAATTAGAGCAAATGAAAATGCAAGCAGACCAGCAAAAAGAAAAAGATATAGAAGATAGAAAAGACAAAAGAGTTAAAATCCAGGGATCACAACAAAGTGATATGATAGATCAAAGAAATAATGATTTATTACCTATAGATTTTGAAAACAAAGGCCAAACAGGAATGTTTCCTACGGCTTAATTATTAATTATTTAATTATATTTTATTATGGCAGAACAAAAAGCGGCCGTCGAGGTCAAGCAAGAAGGTGACTTTAAAATAAAGTCAAAACCTAAAAAAATGAAGGACTTAGGAAGTAAGTCAAAAAATGAAGTAGTAAAAGTAGATTTAACTAAACCAGTAACAGATGAGGTAAAATCAAATGTTATTAAGGTAGATTTAACAAAACCAAAAACAGATGCCGTTCAAGAGCAAAAAACAGAGACAGTGGATGTGGATAAACGAGCCGGAGATGGCGAGAAAGTGGACACAGGAACACGGGTCAGCGATACAAAGGAAGAGCCCGTTGCAGAAGTTGAGGTGCAAACTCCGATCGAAGAAATAATTGAAGAGGTTGTAGAAACTACTCCAGAAAAAATTGAAAATATTCAAGAGGTAACTAAGGAGCCTGTTGTGGCAACACAACAACTCCCACAAAACGTTGATAAACTTGTAAAGTTTATGGATGAAACAGGTGGGACAGTAGAGGACTATGTTAAACTCAATAGAGATTATGATAAATTAGATGATAATTCTTTATTACATGAATATTATAACCAAACAAAACCTCATTTATCACAAGATGAAATTAACTTTTTAATTGAAGATAAATTTCAAGTAGATGAGGATGTAGACGAACAAAGAGATATACGTAGAAAAAAGCTAGCTTATAAAGAAGAAGTTGCTTTTGCGAAAAAGGATTTAGAAAGTTTAAAAAATAAGTATTATGCTGATATTAAACAACGTCCCGGAGTAACACAAGAACAACAAAAAGCCACAGATTTTTTCAATCGTTATAATAAACAGCAAGAAACTATAAAGCAAAGTCATGAAGCGTTTCAAAAACGGACCGAAGATTTATTTGATACAGAATTCAAAGGTTTTGATTATTCTGTAGGTGAAAAGAAATTTAGGTATAAAGTTCAAGATCCTTCAAAAATAGCTAAGAGTCAATCTGATATTAATAATTTTATTAACAAATTTGTTGATAAAGAAGGAAATATCAATGATACTCCGGGTTATCATAAAGCTTTATATGCTGCTATGAATGCTGACAAATTAGCAAGTCACTTTTATGAACAAGGGAAAGCTGATGGTGTTAAAGACATGGTCAAGCAATCCAAGAACCCAGCTAAAGATGCGCCGAGGCAAGTTGCCCAAGGGGACGTGTTTATAGATGGATTAAAGGTGAGAGCTATAAGTGGAACAGATTCATCAAAATTGAAAATTAAACGAACATTTAACAATTAAAATTTAAAATTATGCCTTTAAATCCCCAATTTGGAACGATAATCCCTAGTCAGGTACAACAAATACTTGCTACGAATTATTTAAATTTTGCTGGAGGTGGAGTAACATTCGCACAGCAATATTTGCCAGAAATCTACGAACAAGAGGTTGAAAGATACGGTAATAGAACTTTATCTGGATTCTTAAGAATGGTAGGAGCTGAGCTTCCGATGACAAGTGACCAAGTAATCTGGTCAGAACAAAATAGATTACATATTGCTTATGATAACTGTACGTTTGCAGCTCCTGGTGTAGGTGCGGCTAACGCTATTACTATACCGGCTGGTGTAACTAACGTTATATCTCCAAGATCAACCATCGTTGTGATGGATGACTTCGGCGGTGAAGTAAAGTGTTTAGTTGTTTCATCTAACGTTGGACCTGGTGCGGTTACTATAAATGTTGATCCTTACACAGCTGCTACTATTGCTGCTGCAGGTTTAGTAGGAAACGTAAAAATATTTGTTTACGGTTCTGAATATCTGAAAGGATCTACAACACCTAACGCTGCTGCTGGTCCTGCATTAGTTGCTGGAACTAGCTACGTAAGTGTTGATCCAAATTTCACACAATTCCAAAACAATCCTATCATTGTAAGAAGCAAATACACAGTATCTGGTTCTGATATGGCTCAAATAGGTTGGGTTGAAGTTGCTACGGAAGATGGAACTTCTGGATACCTTTGGTATCTAAAAGCTGAGTCTGAAACAAGACTTAGATTTGAAGATTATTTAGAAATGATGTGTGTTGAAGCTGAGCTTGTTGCTGCTGCTTCTCCAATCGTTCCTCAAACTGAAGCAAATGGTTCTGAAGGACTTTTTGCTGCTATTCAGAATAGAGGTAACGTAATGGTTGGCTTTAGTGCTGCTACAGGTATCGGTGACTTTGATGATATTCTTAGAAACTTAGATACTCAGGGAGCTATTGAAGAAAACATGTTATTCTTAGATAGACAAACTGCTTTGGATTTTGATGATATGCTAGCTGCAATATCTTCAGGTGCGCAAGGTGGTACTGCTTATGGACTATTTGAAAACTCAGAAGAAATGGCTTTAAACTTAGGTTTTAGCGGTTTCAGAAGAGGTTCTTATGATTTCTATAAAACAGACTGGAAATACCTTAACGACGCTTCAACGCGTGGTGGAATGACTGGCCCTGCTTCTATAGAAGGAGTATTAGTCCCTGCTGGTACGACTACTGTCTATGATCAAATTCTTGGTACTAACATTAGGAGACCTTTCTTACACGTAAGATATAGAGCTTCTGAAGGTGATGACCGAAGAATGAAATCATGGTTAACAGGTTCTGCAGGTGGAGCTTATACTAGTGATCTTGATGCAATGGAAGTTAACTTCCTTTCAGAAAGATGTTTAGTAACTCAAGCTGCTAACAACTTCGTATTATTCCAAGGAGTATAATCATTGTAAAGGTAACGGGCACTTCGGTGCCCATAACCTTTATTTTTTAACTATTTAATTATATTATATTATGGCAAAAAACAAAAAAGAAGAGGTGGCTATAGAAGAATTACCAGTCGTAGAAGGACAAGTAATTGAAAATGTAGCTCAACCTATTAAAGTAAAACCAGTTAAAAAAGATGACTGGGAAATAAAAGATAGAACTTATATACTTAAAGGAGATAAAGAACCTTTAACATTTACTATTCCAAGTAAACATACTCGAAGACACCCTTTGTTATGGTTTGATCAATCAGCCAAAGAACAAAGAGAATTAAGGTATGCTACTAATATGAATAGTCCTTTTGTAGACGAACAAAAAGGAGAAGTTACTATGGGACATATAACTTTTAGAGATGGCTCATTACATGTTGCAAGCAAAGATGTTGCATTACAAAAGTTATTGTCTTTATATCATCCGATGAAAGATCGTAAGTACGCAGAATATGTACCTAAGCAAATTGCATCTGATGAATTAGTAGATCTAGAATATGAAATTGAAGCACTACTTGCAGCAAGAATGATGGATGTAGATGAAGCTGAAGCTATTGTAAGAGTAGAGCAAGGAAATGTAGTAGATTCATTATCTTCTAAAGAAGTAAAAAGAGATCTAATGTTACTAGCTAAAAGAAATCCTAAATTATTTTTAAGCTTAGCGGCTGATGAAAATGTAGGATTAAGAAACGCTGGAATTAAAGCTGAATCTCAGGGACTAATAAGATTATCCCAAGATCAGAGAACATTCCATTGGGGTAGTAATGATAGAAAGTTGATGACAGTACCATTTGATGAAAATCCTTACACAGCATTAGCTGCGTGGTTTAAAACAGATGATGGGGTAGAAGTATATAAGTCGGTAGAAAAACAACTTCAATAATAATATAAGGGGCGGATACGTCCGCCTCTATATTAAATAATAAAAATATAATGGCAGTAAACGTAGATATAGTTTATAAAACAGTTTTATTAATCCTTAACCAACAGCAAAGAGGGTATATGACACCTGATGAATTCAATAAAACGGCTACTCAGGTGCAATTAACTATATTTGAAGGTTACGCAAGTGATTTAAACCAACAGTATAGATTACCAGATAATGATACTGAATATGGAGATCGCGTAAAAAATATTGAACAGAAATTACAATTCTTTCAAAAATACATAAATAATGCATCTACACCTGGAGCTATAACAGGAGCCAATCCTTTTACTATAGATTTAACTGTAGTAACTGATCTATATAGATTAGGGTCGGTAATGTATCAAGGTGTACAATTAGGACAATATTCACAAAGAAATGAGGTAACACAATTATTCCTTTCCCCGTTAACTCAACCTACTGAAAAATTCCCCATATATTTATATGAGTCAGGACAGTTATTTGTATTTCCTAATACAATTATAACACCTAATGATATAAATATATCTTATTTGGCAACTCCAACTAATGTAGTATGGGATTATACTACTGGAGGACTAGGCCAATATATATTTGATCCGGTTGGTGGTGCTGGTTCTTTATCCACAAATTTTGAATTAGATATATCAGAACAAACAGAAATAATCCTAAGAATACTAGCTTATGCTGGTGTTATAATACAAGATCCGTCTATAGTGCAAATGGCTTCTCAAGCTGTAGCAACTGAAGACGCTAATGAAAAAAGTTAATAAAATATGGCAATTCCAGATGGTGGATTAATCACCGAAACTAATCAACAATATTACGCAGGGGCGCAGGGTTTTATTTCTACAAATCAAGATACTTTTACCTTTACATTTGATACTCAATTGGTTTTGGGTAATTGGGATCCAGCTAATGCAGACTATGCTTTAAATAATTTTAAACTTTATGGTAGTACTAATGGTATAACTTATGAAGAAATTATTCCTGGATCTGCTTTTGCAGCCTATGGTCCTTATACTGTAACTAACCCTGAGTCTGGTGGTAGTATTGTAACTTTAGCTATAAATTTACCAGCTACTCAAGTATTAGTATGCCAAATGAAAACCTTAACTGGTGGGAGTTTTGGTAATAGAGATGCATATGGAATTACAGTAGAAGAAAATTATGGGGGTTATTCTTATACTACCTTAGCTGATGTAGTTAATAATTTTCTTGTAGGATATGTAGGAAAAGACAAACTTATACCTGATGTCAAAAGAACAGATGTAATATTCCATGCTAAAAGAGCTTTACAAGAATTTAGTTATGATACTTTAAAAAGTATTAAATCACAAGAATTAAATATTCCACCTAGCTTAAGTGTTGTCTTACCTCAAGACTATGTTAACTATGTGCGTATGTCATGGATTGATCAATTGGGTGTACAAAGAATTATATATCCTGCGAATAATTTAACAGACAATCCTTATACAATGCCTTTACAAGATAATCTAGGTGTTCCTACACAAGATAATTTTGGGGAAAATACTGAAGGTAGTTCTATTACAGAAGATAGATGGAAAAATGCTAATGTAAGTTGGATAAATCAAGATTTTAATTGGGAATTATATAACCAAGGTTTAAACTGGGCTGGATACAATTGGGGTAACGGAGGTTACTGGTATTGGGGCTGGGGTGAACAATATGGAATGGATCCTCAATATGCTCAATATAATGGATGGTTTACACTAAATGAAAGAGAAGGTAAAGTATCTTTTTCAAGTAACTTAAATGGAAGATTAATTATTTTAGAATATCTTTCTGATGGTTTAGCATATGATTTAGATAGTAGAATACCTAAATTAGCGGAAGCAGCTATCTACGCTTACCTAAGTCATGTTATATTAGCTACAAGAATTAATCAACCAGAATATATAATACAACGATTAAAAAGAGAAGCAAGTTCTAAATTAAGAAATGCTAAAATAAGATTATCAAATATTAAACTTGATGAAATAGTTCAAGTAATGCGTGGGAAATCTAAATGGATAAAACATTAATCAAATGCCAGAAATAAAGAATACTTTTCTAAAATCTAAGATGAATAAAGACTTAGATGATAGATTGATACCCAATGGCGAATACCGAGATGCTCAAAATCTACAAATTAGTAGATCACAAGGTTCAAGCGTAGGAGAATTTGAGAATGTATTAGGTAATACAGAGGCTGTTAATTTATTAACTGGTGATGGTGCTGAAGTAATAGGCCAATTTACAAGTGAAAAAAATAATAAAATATATATTATTAGTGCCGCATATTCTCTTGAAGCCGTGTGTCCACGAGATAAGGTAACTTACTCTAGCGTAGGACAAACAGGAACTACTATTACATTGGCTACCGCGGCCGGTACTGTTATTGATCCACAAGCTTCTGGTATACAAGTTGGTATGTTATTAAGAGGTGATAGTTGGAATGGGGCTATACCCACTGTTGCCCCTGTTGTGACTAATGTAACAGCTGCTAATATAACTATAGATATTAGTATAACTCTTTTGGCGTTAGATGTAATAACTATTGGATTTGCTAATATGATCCATGAATTAGATGTTACTACAAATGCTTTGAAATTATTAGTTGTTGGTGATTTTTTAAATTTAAATAAAAATTATAAAATATTTGGTATAAATTTATTAGATGATTTATTATATTGGACTGATAATAGAAATCAGCCTAGAAAAATAAATGTAGAATTAGCTAATCCTACGGTTTTAAATACACCAATTCATTATACTCGAGAAGATCAAATTTCAGTTGCAAAATATTATCCTTATGAAACTCCTTTAGTATTACAACAAAATATTTTAAATGCTATAAGTGGGGCCGCGCCTGCTGCTGGCTTAAGAGGTTATAATTTAACTATGACTGCCACTACAGGTATAAAAATTGGCGATATTGTTAGTGGGTTAGAAAATCAAAATGCTCAAGATTTATGGGAAGTAATAGCTATAAATGCATTGGTGGTAACTATATATAATAATTTTATTCTTGCACCTACAGCTCCTGTAAATAGACTGCTTACTTTTTCACGTTCTACTATGACTAATGAAAGTAGTATATTAAATGAAAATGGTTTTGAAACAGAAGTTTTTGTTGGAGCTGGAGATGTCAATGACCCTAATAATCCTGTAACCCCAGCGGCTGCCCCTTTTACTATAACAGCCGGAACTCAATTTGCTATAGTTTATGACTTTAGTAATATTGTAGCTACTGAGAATTCTCCACAGCCCACTCCTAAAGTAGGTGATTATATAACTAGTGATAATTTTACAGGAAATTTTATTACAGATCCAATTAGTGGACTGGCATTAACAATAGCTGATGAAGTAATAATACAGTCAGTTATAACTTTATGTACA